ACAAGGTCGATCTGAACTGGCGGGGGCGGGTGATCAAGGGCGGGCTGACGCTGTACCTGGTGGGCGGCGACACGCTGAAGCGGACGATCTACGCCAGGTTGAAGCGTGAGGGCACCGGGCCTGGTGCGGTGCATTTCGACGACGGGACGACGGAGGAGTACCTGAAGGGGCTGACCTGCGAACGGCTGGTGCCGCGGTATGTGAAGGGCTTTCAGGTGCTGGAGTGGCAGAAGCCGAGCGGTGCGCGCAATGAGCCGTTGGATCTGTCGGTCTATTGCCTGGCGCTGCTGGAGCTGGTGAAGCGGCGCTACAACCGGGCGACGATGTGGGACCAGTTGGCGGCGGCAGTGCAGCAGGGCAAGCCGGCGGTGGCGGGAGAGGTGAAGCGGCGGCGGCCGGCCCCGGCGCGTGGTGGCGCGAGTTTCGTCAGCGGGTGGTAGCTTGTGGGTGCATTGGTCTGCACTGCTCAGCGACGGCAATCGCTGGGCTTCCCCTCACCGCGCCAACGGTGAGGGGATTTTCTTTGGCGGGCTCTGCCCATCCCTGGTGGTAGCACCCACTGCCGCTACAGTGACCGTACGGAGGTGGCGCCTGTGACGGTACCGGCAGAGATCAGAGCAGGCGACACGGTGCAATGGATCGAGCCGGCGGCGGTTGATCTGGACGGCAACCCGGCGACATCTGCGACCTGGACGCTGAGCACGTTCCTGCGGACGAACACGGCGAGCGAGGGCGCGACGGTCACCGGCACAGCGCGGAGTGACGGCGGGTGGGACATGGCGATCAGCGCCACCACTTCGGGCGGGTTCGATGCCGGGCAGTGGTACTGGCAGACGCGGATCAGCAGCGGCGCAACTGTGATCACGGTGGGCAGCGGCACCACGTTGGTGGTCGCAGCGCTCAGCTATGCCGGCACACCCGACGCGGTGGACGGCCGGAGCCAGGCGGAGCAGGACCTGGAGGCGGTGCAGGCTGCGATCCGGGCGATCATCAGCAAGGGCGCGAAGCAGTACACGATCGGGTCGCGGAGCTTCACGGCCACCGACCTGGGGCAGCTGATGGAGCGCGAGGCGCAGCTGAAGGCGATCGTGGCGCGCGAGCGTGCAGCGGAGAAGGTGGCGGCCGGGCTGGGTGATCCGCGCAACCTGTTCGTGAGGTTCACCTGATGGCGAAGCGGAAGGGCGGCGGCCGGATCGCAGGCGGTGGGTTCGAGGCTGTGGAGCAGCCAGCCCCGAAGCGTCGGCGCCGGGCCTATGAGGGCGCGATGGTGTCGCGGCTCACCTCGGACTGGGTGACCTCGAGCACCAGCGCCGACGCTGAGATCGACGGCAGCCTGATCCGGCTGCGGAACCGCTCGCGCCAGCTGGTGCGGGATAACAGCTACGCCAGGCAGGCGATCCGTGCGATCGGCGCCAACGTGGTGGGCCGCGGCATCCGGCTGCAGGGTCGGGTGATGATGCAGCGCGGCGGCGGCCGGCTGGATCAGGGAATGAACGGCCGGATCGAGGCGAGCTGGCAGCAGTGGTCGCACAAGGATCGCTGCCATGTGGCGGGGAAGCTGAGCCTGCCTGAGATCCTGCGGCTGGCGATGCGCAGCGTTGCGGAGTCGGGTGAGGTGTTCATCCGCGTGGTGCCCGAGGCGTTCGGCCGGAGCCGCGTCCCACTGGCGCTGGAGATCATCGAGGCGGACTATTGCGACGAGGGCAAGAGCTCAGGGCCTGATGCGCAGGGCAACGAGTGGCGGATGGGCGTGAAGGTCAACCGCTGGGGCCGGCCGGTCGCCTACAACTTCCGCACGCGACACCCTGGCGACATGATCAACGGCGTGGGCTATGCCACGCAGGAAGTGCCGGCCTCTGAGATTATCCACCTGTTCGTGACGGAGCGGCCGGGGCAGACGCGCGGCGTGCCGTGGATGGCGTCAGCCGTGAAGCGGCTGCACCACCTGGCTGGGTATGAGGAGGCCGAGGTGGTGCGGGCCCGGGCGAGCTCGAGCCTGATGGGCTTTATCCAGAGCCCAGAGGGTGAGCTGCAGGGTGATGACGTCTACGACGAGGAACGGGTCAGCAACTTCGAGCCGGGCGTCTTCAAGTACCTGGCGCCGGGCGAGAGCGTGAGCGTGCCGCAGCTCGATGCACCGGATGGGCAGTTTGAGCCGTTCCTGCGGGCGATGCTGCGCGCGGTGGCGGCGGCGATCGGCTGTAGCTACGAGACCGTGAGCCGGGACTTCAGCCAGAGCAACTACAGCAGCAGCCGGCTGAGTCTGCTGGAGGATCGGGAGGAATGGCGGACGCTGCAGGACTGGCTGATCGAGCACCTGCTCCAGCCGGTGTATGAGCGTTGGCTGGCGGCTGCGGTCGGCAGCGGTGCGCTTGTGCTGCCTGGGTATGAGGTGGTGCCGGAGCGGTTCGAGATGGTGCGCTGGTTCCCGCGCGGGTGGGCGTGGGTCGATCCTGGGAAGGAGGTGGCGGCCTACAAGGAAGCCGTGCGGTCGGGCTTCAAGACTCAGGCGCAGGTGGTGGCCGAGAGTGGCGGCGACCTGGAGGATCTGCTGCTGGCCCGCGCCAATGAGGTGGACCGGGCTGAGCAACTGGGGCTGCAGTTCGACACGAACCCGGCGCAGGTGTCGGGCGCTGGTGTGACCCAGGTCAGGCCGCCGGGATCGGAGCAGCCTGGGCTGAGCGATGCGCAGCCAGAAGGTGGTGAGTCGCTGGAGGAAGAGGCAGCCGAGGATCCCGACGAGATCGAGGAGACCGATGGCTGAGATCAACGGGCAGACGATCAACCTCATGCCGACCGCCGGGATGCGGGATGAGGCGGAACGGTATCGGGCATGGAAGGCTGAGGGCCGACTGGGTGGGACGGAGGTGGCAGCGCGGCGCGCGAGCCAGATCCTGTCCGGTGATGAGCTGAGCCCTGAGACCGTCGTGACCATGGCGGCATGGTTCGCGCGGCATGAGGTGGACAAGCAGGGCGAGGGCTTCAGCCCTGGGGAGGACGGCTATCCCTCGCCGGGTCGTGTGGCATGGGCGGCATGGGGCGGCGACCCTGGGCAGACCTGGGCTAGCAGCAAGGCGGAGACGATCAAGAAGGCTGAGGGCCGCGGCCTGCAGATGGGCCGGCCCTATCCGAACGAGCACGCGGCACGGCTGGTGGACCCCGAGAAGTTCGACGAGTTCCGGCGCCAGGTGGACGCTGGCGGGCCCGGCATCGACTTCATCTTCGGGATCAATGCTGAGGGCACCGAGATCCAGGCGGTGCGGTTCGATGCGGCGCGCTACAGCCCATCGGAGGCGCGCGCCTGGCTGGACGAGCACGACATGAAACCGATTCTGTTCGAGGAAGCGACAGGCGGTAGAGCAGCTGGCGCTACAGTGGGCCGAGGATCTGTAGCGTCTGCCGTGAATCTGCGCGAGCTGAACCAGCAGCCACTGCGCCGGCAGGCGTCGTTCGACTATGCCGCGGCCGTGCGCGCACAGGCTGCTGATGCTGAGCAGCCGGACGTCAGGACGTTCGAGTTCCCGTTCTCCAGCGAGTCGCCGGTTGATCGTTGGTTCGGTCGCGAGATCCTGAGCCATGAGGAATCCGCTGTCGATCTGTCGCGGCTGAATGATGCGGCGCCGCTGCTGTGGAACCACGACCCTGACCGTGTGTTGGGCGTGATTGAGCGCGGCTGGCTGGACGATGGCCGCGGCATGGTTCGCGTGCGGTTCGCCCGCAATGCGTTCGCAGAGGAGAAGCTGGCTGATGTGCGTGATGGGATCCTGCGGAATGTGTCCGTGGGCTATTCGATCAACGATGCCCAGCCCATCCGCAGTGGTGGTGCTGATGGCATCATCGCGACCTCGTGGCAACCTCACGAGGTGAGCATCGTCAGCGTGCCGGCGGATCAGACCGTCGGCCTCGGGCGCAGTCTCGACGACGACGCCACCTTCGCGGCCTCGGCCGCGTCTTCCACCCCCGACCCCAAACCCATGGAACCCACCATCGACATCGAGGCGGTGCGGGCGCAGGCTGCGGCCGATGAGCGCACCCGCGTCGCCAGCATCACTGGCCTCTGCCGTGAGCACGGCGCCGACGATCTCGCCCAAGGCCTGATCGAGCGCGGCGCATCCGAGGCTGACGCTATGCGTGACGTGCTGGCTGCGATCGGCAAGCGTGCGAAGCAGCCTGCTGTCCCTGCTGCTCCTGCTGCTGGCGCGCAGCCGATCGCCCGGTCTGCTGACATCGGCCTGACCGACAAGGAGACCCGCCGCTATTCCTTCCTGCGCGCCATCCGTGCGCAGCTGCTGCCGAACGACCGCAACGCCCAGGAGGCTGCTGCCTTCGAGCGTGAGGTGAGCCAGGCCGTGGAGGCACAGCTGGGCACCACCGCCCGCGGCTACCTCGTGGCCAATGAGGTGCTG